AGTTCACCAGATGCTTCTAGGATTGATTTTAATATTTTGCTATATATTTATAGGGCTTAATATATTAAAATCAATCCTAAGGTATTCTGATGATTTCTACGATACTATCTTCCAACCATCGGGATACGTTTCAGAATCCCATACACAATTATCTTTTATACATTCATATTTCTTTCCTTTGAATGTAACTTTATCACCTGTATTATAAGCATCATGAGCACCCAAGGGTTGCTTATATTCTGGATATTCTTCGGGTTCAAGAGCAGGGTCTGTTGGCTTGCCTGTTTCTAATTTACCTACTTTATCTATACTTTCTTCTAGCTTACTTATCTTTTTAAAAGCTTCTTCAATTTGCTTCTCTAAAGGAGCATATGAATTTTCAGGTTTTGCTTTTTCCCGAGCAGACCTTATAAGACTGTCTTTTTCATTTTCAGTTATTTCTGATTGAAGCCATAAAATATTAATCTTATGAATAATGTCTGCTAACTCAAAGTTACCTGAATTGATTATACCAGTAATAATATCGAACATTTTTTATCACCTCTTAACTTTTAATCAACTGTTTTGCCAGTGCCACAAACTTTGAATCAATATACTTCTTTGTATCAGTTATGTATTTTACTTTTGTTGTTACGTCTGCATCATTCATAATCGTTGTGGTAGGCTCATTCGTATGCAGTACTTTGAACGCTGCAATTTCTTCTGGTGTGAGTGGAGTTTCAATATGATTTGCAAGTGGATATATTACTGTGACAGGATTTTTTGTTAGCCATTCATTCGCTTCATCGATTCCGGAAAAAATTTTATATAACCTGATAACACTTCCAAAAGCAAATATTGTACCTTCGTCTTTTTCTGGAGGACTTTTATATACAAACCTATCAGAAATACACTTAACTCTCTGCCCGGTGGATAAAACTTCTGAAGAATATATACTCATACATTTTTCTTTATCACTATAGTCACTAGCATTTGTGAAAACTTCTTTTTTTACCCTCTGCACCCTTACGCATTTACCATCTTTCCTGTACTCAATAGTATCTGCTATCCATTTCTGACCTGTACTGTCTATGTAGGTATAATCATCACCAGATACTGGGATTCCAGATAGACCATTTGGAGTTGTGAGGATAATAGTCTGAGGCTGTTTATAAGACTCAAAAGGAAGAGCAGATGAACCTACATTAAGCATAGGATAAAGTACATCGTTGTATGTTTGTCCTACTACTTGAAGGGGATTTCTAACACCAGTTACTTTAAAATCGGAATCAATAGTAAAAGTGTTTCGTAAAGCTTCTTTGTTAGAAAACAATACACAATCTTTTACAGTATATGTTCCTTGTTTGAGTGTGAATAAAACTTTTTCTTGTAAATTGGGATCGACAGAATAGCCACCCAAAAACCAAACATTGCCGTTTGCTCCGGTTGCTGTTCCGGTTCTTCTATAACTCCCATCCGGATTCTTAGCATAAGTGACTCCTTCTCCAGTCCAGGATTTTCCTTTACTTAAATCAAGTAAATTCCCACCTAACACATCTATCTTAATCTGTCCGCTATGCCCTGCCGATACAATTTCTACTGGCGTTTCTGGTGAAGGTGTTCCTGACTGGGTGGATTTACCATACGTGAAAAACTCATCAAAAGCATAATCTACGGAGTCTTGAATCAAATGCGTTTCTTCTTTACTTTCTGACTTTATTGCTAACTTATCAACAATACTGTCAACACTTTGTGCTGCATAATCTGCTGATTGTTTTGCACTTTCTTCTGACTTCTTTGCTTCCATTTCTGAAACTTTTGCATTTGCTTCAGATAACTTGGTGGCTTCTACTGATTTTTCTGCATTTGTTTCACTTTGCTTCGCATTTACTTCTGATTGTTTTGAAGCATTTTCACTTCTTTTTGCATTTGCTTCAGAAGATGCTGCATTCGTAGCACTTCGACTCGCAGCTTGCGCTGAATTGCTTGTTGACACCGAATCCTGCTTTACTTGTTCCGCTAACTTTGTAAACTCTTCTGAATGGTCATATCTTAAACTCTCTAACCATTCCTGTTCTTTACCTACAAAGCCATTTTCAACAGCTAACTCATAAGCTGATTTACCATCTTTCCCATCAGCTCCATCTTTCCCATCAAACTTACCTGCATCAGCATCATCTCTTACTGACTGGGCTATCTTATTTGCTTCATCAATCTGCTTAATAAGTTTTGCATACAAGTCTTCAGGTGGCTGTATAGGTGGTTGGCCTTGTGGATTGTAACCACTTTTTACAAGCTTCAATGTTGCCGGTATTGTGGTATTCCTTTTGCTTCCATCCTTTACACCAAACAAACTTACATTCCAGATTCCTTCTTCCATATCAGGTGGAATCATACCAGCATTGTTTTTGTCCAACAAAATATTTACCGTCTTATCTGCTTTTGTGATTTGAGATGTAAGCGTATATCCTTCCCAGTCAGACGATAAAACAAATCCAAAAGGGATAGCATTGATACTGTCTGTAGGAATCGTATAATCACTATCTGACGTATAATGTTTTACTTTGTTTTTGTCTACTAAGAATATCATTTCATTAACCTCCCTTCTGGAATCACCAGAAGCCATTAGGATTGATTGCAATGTTTTGCCTTATATTTTTATAGGCGTTATAAACAAAATCAATACTGAAACTTCTGGTGACTTCTGGCATATTATTCTTCTGGATATGGTAGCGCATCTTCACCCGTAGGTGGTACTGAGAAACTATCTTCAAGCAACTGCCTTTCCAAAGCAATCTGTTTAAGTTCCTCTTCAACTTCTGCATCAGATAATTGGTGCCATTTCTTCATGTATGTCTTGCGGCTCATCACTTTAGAATCAACCTCAGATAAATCCATATTCTTTTCTTCTGTCTCGTCTTCAGGTATTGGTATATTCTGCACTACCTTTACTTCATATGCTACCGGAACCAAAGCATTGTCTGTATGTTGTTTAATGCAGTTTGGATAAACCATAGAACCTTCAACGATTATGTCAATTACCTCTCTTATTCCAGCTCCCCACATTTTCATCTTTTCTTTGCACCTTACAATTAAAGGCCAGTAAATAGCTTTAAGTGCTTTGCCTGATGTAATTGAACCTATCATTGTCTCAAGATTTATATTTGGCATATCCAACTGCTCATATGATGTCGTTTTAATTCTCTCTAGCGTAGTCTTTAAGCTCTCACTAAAGTTCATACTTGGTTCAAGCATACCAACTTGTGGAGAAGAGCTTTCCAAGTTCTGGTCTGACATCAAATCCCAGAAAGAGCCAGCTGATGTTGACAGCTTCTTCGTTGAATTGCTATCCATATCAACTGTATATCTTACTGGGTTCATTGACTTTCTTTCTGCATCAATATCAGAGTTAGAAAGCTTTGAGAACCATTTCTCATACTCAAGAATATTATCAATTTCTGACTCACCAGATTCTTCACCAGATAAGCCATCATTTATAAATACTACAGCCGGTATTCTTTTAAGCATTATCTCCTGATAAGCTGTCACTTCTTCAAGTTCTACACCTGTACCATCATACAGTTTTTCTTCAAGATATACTTTGCCGTCATCACTTACTTCATACTTCTTTTTAAACACTTTCTTTTCACTCAGTGTTACAGATTCTTTAAGTATTTCAAAGCATACAAACTTTGTTAGCACCTTTGAACTTCCGGGCTTTGTTTCATATATGAACTGTGTACTTGGAAGAAACGTGATTGTCACTCCGTCTTCTTCATTGAAATTTACCAGTGCTGCTACTCTTTTACCAATAAAGCAATCCTTTGCACCTTTAAGCAGACTGTCTCCGAAGTTATTCTTATCTAAGATTGTTTTTACCAGCTCATCTAAATTTGATATATTTTTCTTTGCCTCATCTGTTGCTTTGCCTACATCACCTTTTGATTCAATAATGATATCTGGTGTTTCAGCAAATAAGAACCTTGCTTCTTTATCAATCAATGAAGCAGAGAGTTTATACCTTAAAGTTGCAGGTACATAATCTCCATTGGAACCTTCTGGTATAAACCTAACACCTTTTCTATATGCATCATAATACTTACATATCTCAGTAAGTTCCGTCAAAGTCTCACTTGATGAACCTTCAATCTCTTCACTAATAAGACTATATGGAATTTTATTGAAAGCTGTATAAACTTCTGTAGACTGTCTTTCTTGTTGTGCCATATTCTCTGCTTCAGTCAACATTTGCTTTCCTCCTTAAATTAAAATTACCTCACCATCTGGTTTTATTCTGTCTGATGTCAACATCCATCCTTCATAGTCAAAGCAGTAGTATTTACCATCAATCATACGCAACTCATTGTGCGCATAAGTATAACCTTCTAACATGTACCACCACTTAGAATCTTGCAATACCCATCCTTCGAGGTATTTACCAAATATCCATCCGTCAGCTGTCTCAAACCAAGGAGCACCTTTGTAAAAGCACTTCCGGATTGGCTGCACTTGCTGACCTTCACGATATCTCTTACCTGTGTCAACTCCATCTGGGCTCTTCCGGATGATAAGCGAAGATGCTAGTACCTTAAGACCATGCATACCACTCTTAACCTCTTTAAGTTCTGTGACAGCTGCTAACGGATTGACTTCCGCTTGCCATGTCTTTTTGAAGTTCTCGAAGGTACCATACTGCTGCTTTAGAATACCGGTACCACTACCCCAATCTGGTAAATACAAGTGTGGCTTGTCTACGATACTCTTCCAGTCTCCTCCCCAGGCAAGTCCTAAGCCTTTTGCTATCGTTGCCACCTTTTTGAAGTAACCTTTGCTATCATTATATGCATCATCTGATGTACTGCCATCGCCGTCCACATCCATCTTAAGATAAAAATCAAAGGCAATGCCCCACTGATGCTGTGAACTGTAGCTGCTTCCTTTGGCATTCGTCACGATGTTTCCTGGTTTTGTACGCCCTTGTGCATATAAAGCATCCTGCTCTGCTACTGTCCTGAAACATTCACCTATTTTAATATGAATGCCCTGAGAAGCACATATACTAATAAGTTCTTTAGCTTTTGCTTGCAACCTTGGATGGCATTGTGTAATATCTCTTCCCATGTTATTACTCCTCCTTTACTGCTCGCTTTCTCTGCTCGTCATCAATCCTTAACTGTTTAATATCCTCTATATTCTGCAAAGCTTTTTGTGTTACCGGATTGTCATTCCACCATGCAACCAGTGATGCACCTACAGTCAGTAATAAAGTACAACCAGTGTATACATCTTCCTCAGAAAACGGTAACGGATTCCATCCTGACATTGTAAGCACCTGATTAGTTAAGGCAAATACTAATACTACTGTTCTTGCAATAACCGGTGTTGAAACTTTTAACCTGTTCATTTCTTGTTCCTCCTTCCAACTTGTACATTGTTCTTTTCCTCAATTATACTTATTCTCACTTCATGGTCTTCTATTCTATCATCTTGATCTGCATTGTGTTCCCATATCTTCTTGTGAGATTCTGAATTATGCTTATACTTATTATTGAAGTCATCTTCGATTCTACTAAAAGAACTGTTTGTACTCTGTATTGTATAATTAAGTTTGCTTATCACCATTATAAGCTTACCTAAGAAACCTAACAAAGTACATAAGCCTACAAACAATCCTATTATTTCTGTTGCTGACATAACCTCCTCCTTTCTACACTGCTGCTTTACTGTTGAACTTCCTTTCCTTTATATCAGCTACAGTTACTGTATCAAGAGCATACCATATAGCTGAAAATGTATGAGGGTCTATATTAAACTGATCGTATATCACATTGCCTTTTGCATCTTTCTTATACGTCAGGTCTTTTAGTTCCCTTATTGTATTCTTACACAATGGACTTATGATTATTTTCTTAAAACGTTTTATCTTCCTTGTATTTGATAACCTTGAACCTGCAAACTTATTCTTACATGCTCTTATACTAAAACCACATTGCCTGTAATACTGAATAGCTTTCGGGTCTTCGTTATCAGCTACTATCATTTTATTTACACCTTTTGCTGCATACATTTTGATATTCTTTTTTAACTCTTGCATCTTAGGCTCTTGTGCAAACACATCATCTGTAATGTGGTTCATATATATCTCATCATATATGTATAAGATACCATTCTTCTGGTCTACTGACATACTCATTACTGCATTGTAAGATTCCTCGAATCCAAAGTCAAATCCAAAATACCTGTTCTCATCACCTAAAGAACGAATAGCATCTTTAAACAACTTAGCACTATTGGCTATTACAATCTGAGGAAGCACCCTTGTACCGTTTGCACCAAACCTTCCTAGTCTTGCTACTCTCCACAAAGGCTCATCATATTCTTTTATCTCATCTAATGTTTTGAGATAGTCTTTTGGTAAGAACACATTATCTTCTGGCACCGTATGGAAATAATATACCCCATTTCTTATCATACACTTTTTAGCATATAACTCTTCGTCATTCAGAATAACTGTCTCATTACCATCATCATCTAAACGAATAAAGAAATGCCTATATACCCAGTTCTCTTTTCCTACTGGATTGCAGCTTAATATGAAATGCAACTTTATACCTGGTGTTCTTAAACGTCCTAGCAACTCTTTGTAACCATCGTACTTTATTTCACTGCATTCCTCTAACCATACTATACTTACACCGTTGATTGATTTTAACTTAGCAGGTTTATCCATTCCTTTGAATATTATTCTTGAACCATTTGGGAACTTTAATTGCAAAGGAGATTTTAAACCAAGTACTAAGTTCTTTTTTCTTCTCCATTCAACAGTATCATCTGTAAATAGATTCATATCTGAAAGTATCTCAACAAACAAGTCATAGCAACTCTCACTCAAAGTATCATATACTTCTCTTACTACTAAGGCTTTACGTTTCTCACTTAGCAACTTCAATATAATCTTGAATGCTATATGATAACTCTTTCCACTTCCATATCCACCTACACACAAGTAAGTTTTATAGTCCCAATCAGACATAAAGTCAAAGAACGCAGGTGATACTTCTTTTGTTATATTCACTTGATTTACACCTCCTTTCATTTAAACTATTATACTCTATATAAATATATATATTAATAATTAGATTCCCTTATTCTTCCTTTGGCTTATTCTAAACTATACTTCTGTATTACTCTTCTGATTCTTCAAACTCACTCCAGTCATCTTCTGAAGTATCTATGTCTTTCCACTCATCTAAGTCTTCTTCTTTATCTCTATGTTTTATGATGTTTATTGTAACGTTATTCATTTCGTCACTTATTTCTACTTCATTTTCTCTATTCTTATGCCACTCTTTTGGCTTTTTATTGTTTAACCAAGCAAGACAAGCTGTTACATTTGGGCCTACTTCTTTTTCTACTTTCTCAATTTTTACTACTCTATTTCCTGATTTATTTTGAGAACCTGAAATGATTGTTTTTGTTTCTACTGTCCTATAACCTAAAGCTGCTTTTAACAATGCATTCTCAACCTCATAGTCAATTATTTCTTTGCTCTTGCTGAGTGCTTCTTTTATCTCCGGATACTTCTCTTCCCAATTATACAGAGTCATTCTTGATATACCTAACTTCTCTGCAATAGTATCTTTTGATAAACCATCTCTAGTCCAACATGAAAGTAAAATCAGACCTTGTTCTTGTCTCAACTCATTTGCTGTCAATCCTGATTTAGTTTCTCTATGTACCAAAGTTACTTCTCCTTGCTTTATTGTTCTTACCTCTATAAACTAGTTTAAGCCCAGCTTAATGCTGAGCTAACGCTATTTCTGTTTGACTGTAAACTGTAGTAAACAGCCCAATGGACCCTCTGGGACTCGAACCCAGGACCGTCCGGTTATGAGCCGGATGCTCTAACCAACTGAGCTAAGGGTCCAATCAAACTTAAATAGCCCATACCGGATTCGAACCAGTAAATACAAGAATCAAAGTCTTGTGCCTTACCATTTGGCGAATGGGCTTTTTTATTTCTTCTAAAAACTAAACAAAGCCTGAAATTTTTCATCCAAGCTTTGTTTATCTATAACAATTTTATTTCAAATATGCATCTTTATATTTATGAAAATGATTTGCAAACATCGTTGCAATTTCTTTTTTAGATTCCTGTAATTCTTTACATTTGTGAATTTCAGCAATTGCCGCATCTTTTTCAGATTTTTTATTTTGTTTTGATATTATTATTATATCACAATATTGTTGTTTTGTAAATAGTTTTTTTTAAATTAATTAATTATTTTTCCACACTTTTTACACAGCCATGTTTGTTTTGTTATCCAAGAACCATCTTTTTGCTTTACCAGATCTGTTCTTATAAGTGTTGTTTTATTGTGCTTACAAAGCATCTTTTTTATAGGATTTGATTTTATTCTCATCACTCCTCCTTTTTATAACTGTTTTGCCTATATTTTCTATTTATTGCTTGTTATCAGTTCTGAGTACGGCAACGTTTCAATCCAATCACAGAAACCAATATACGATTTATTCGTTTTATCTCCATCAATTATTCCTTCATGCCAACACCACTCATCCAGTTTATGATTCTTTCTTGACTTATAGATATTAGCCAGTACCTCATAGTTCAGCATAACAGTGCGTTTCTGATTATAGCTGCTCGGGAGAAGCTGAATCATCTGCCACCAGATTTCTTTATCTTTTTTGCCGTAACATCTTTGATTACCGTTTTCATATGATAATATTCCGCCATTCAAATATATGTCCCTAAACACATTTAAAGCATCAATAGTCTCTTTTAATACATCCATAGACTGCCTGATATGAATATGTTCACAGCTAAAATCGTCCAGCGTAAACTCTTTTTCATGGATTTTGTGCATTGTACTGCAGCTATTAGCAACTGTACCAACCTTATAAGTGTCAAATTCCTTCCACCAATATAAAGGTGCTGTGATATCCACATATACCGTCAGCATTCTCATAAACTTTCTGTGGTCTGTACCGGAATTGCAAAGGGTTGTCATAAGCTTCAGGTCATTCGGGCCCACTACAAAGCATTCAAAGCCTGTATAATCACGATTCTCCTTTGTACAAATACCCTCTCGCTCGATTTTACCGCACTTTCCGCAATCAACAGCAGGATATGAATCCGTCTTACTCCAACTATTCATCGGATTTCTCATACCTCTAATAGCTGCTTCCCATCCTACTACTTCTACATTTTCAAACTTAATCATTTCAATTTACTCCTTTCTCGCTGTAATTTAACATCAACCGCCTTCTGCAATTCCTCTGGTGTAATTTTAAAAATACACTTGAGAAATTCCAAACAAATATAAACGTCTGCCATCTCTTCCAAAAGCCCCATTCGGTCATTAAATCCTCTAATCTGTTTACTAATCACCTGTGCGAGCTCAGCGAGTTCTTCTGTAGCCACAGTGCATTTCAATTTCCAATGTTGGCCAGCAACACTTTTGCGAATAATCCGTCTGCGCTCCTTTTCGCTTAAAGAAACGTCACTGTTCATACTGGATATAAATTTACTTCGATCCATTAGCTTCCTCCTGTGCAAAATATAAAACTGCAATTTCAGCTATTTCTTTATTTACATCTTCACTAAGAATTTTTTGACTTGTTAACATTTCAAGCCATTCTTTTGCCGTTCTCCTTTTGTATTCAATTACCTTTTGCATTTTATACCCCTGAGAATCATCAGAAGCCATTCTGTATGACTTTAACTTATAAGCCTATAATTTATACACCTTCAAATTAAAGCCTTTATATGGGGCTTCTAGTTACTTACTTGTAAAATCTCATTCCGTCTTCTTCACAAACAAGTTTTAAGTTTTTATTATGCCAACTGTCTCCTTTACAGCTTTCAAAGAACAAGATATCTTTCGATTCACTTGAACTAAGAACATTTTCCAAAGCCTGCCAGCACTCTTCATTTGGTTCTACTTTGTTCCACCTTCCATCGGATATTGGTGTAAATTGATTTTTCTGGAAAATAACCTCTTCTACGGTATTTGGAAACATATCAGATTCTATTCTGCTTAATACTGTATGAATCACAAGCTCCTTTGCTTTTATTCCGCATCCTTCAGCTTCTGCCATAGCTATCTTAGCAAGCATGTATTTTTCTTTTTCTGTAAACCTCTCTGTTGTTTCATGTACTTCTGTACAATCAATTTCTACTACAGTATCGATTGATATGCAAATATTTGGTGTATTAGATTCTGTCTGTTTTTCTAAAACAATCTGTTCTTTTAGTAAGTTTTTATTTACTGTTTTACCAAGGGTTAATAAACCTGATACAGATAATACTGCAATACTCATTGCTACTGTAATACCGTAAAATTTCTTTTTCATTGTTATTCTCCTTTAGTTTACTATTCTTAGTACTATATAGGACTATAGTATATGGTTTACCATATAGTATAGGACTATAGAAATATTATATATTATATTATATAACGTTTGTTCATATTTGTAAATAGTTTTTTAAACTTTTACTTTTGCTTTGTCTGGATAGCTACATTCGCTGCAGATACCATAATAACAAGCTTTTCCTGACAAAACGCATATGTTTGAATTTGGCTTTTCGTGATTTGATATTTCTATTTTTTCTTTTTCTTCGTAGCACATTGATTCATACATGTCTTTTATGATTCCCATTTTTGATTTTTACCTCATACTTATAAAATTTATTTGCCTTTCTAGTAAAGCCAGAATACCCTAGTATTGATTTTAATATATTGCATATAAAAATATATGGCTTAATAAACAAAATGCAATAGAAAGGTATCTGGCTTATTCTAAATTTATAGCATACCTTTTTTACTTAACCAATCTTCTAGGTCTGCCATATATAACAACATTTCTTGAAGTCTTTTCTTTTCTATTGATACTTCACCCGATTCTTCATCATATGTTGTGAATCTTTTTGCCGGAATAGGAACTGTTGAACCTTTGCCTATTTTATTGGCAAATGATTTTAAAAATGAAGAAATAGCTAATACAACTATTGGAATGAATATCTCACCACCAAAAGTATATATACCTCTTGAATCAAAACTCCACATGCCTAGGTAGAACATAATATACGATACAATTAAGTCTAAGGCTTGACTGAAGTACCTTAAGTTTGATTTGATAAAGTATATAACTTCATACTTAAAATCCATCAGAATTGACTTAGATACATATAAAAATCTTTTCATGAGTTAACATCCTTTCATCTGTTCTTTATAGTATTCAGATTTTACTTTTATCATCTGGTCAGCTCTTTTTGCAAAAGCCATACAATTACACCAAGCACAATTACAATTCTCATTGATAAAAAATTTGTTATGTGTCTCCTGGCATATTGTGCAATGCCTTTCTGAAACTTCTGAAGTACTTAGTTCAACAAACAAATGAACTACAATAGTTGGCATTTCTTTGTCATCCCTTTTTTCATACTCTACTTTTACTTTATGCATGTATTTCTTGCTTATTACATTCGAAGCTACCCATTTTGCAGCTTTCATATAAGCATCTTTCATTGTTTCAGATACAAACTTTTTCCTAAAGAACTCTTCACAATAAACAACCATTTGTTTACCCTCCGCTTAAATATTCATACAACTTTTTCTTGCCAAAATTGCCTGCTTTCTAGCAACTTCATCTGCCATCTCATTAAATGTATTACCTGAATGTCCTTTTACTTTCTTAAATATTACTTTAGCTTTTGCTTCTTTTACAGCATCATGTAATATGATGAAGTCTTCCCATAAATCTCTATTCTTTACCGCATCTCCTTTTGATGTAGTCCAATCATTTTTCTTCCATTTTGACACCCAATCATTATTTATAGCGTTTACTACATAAGCACTATCAGAATTAATCTCTATTACGTTACAGCTATAAAAGTTTTTAATCAGTAGCTTTTCTAAAGTTTTTACTACAGCCATTAACTCCATTCTGTTATTTGTTGTGTTGACTTCATAACCTTTCAGAACTTTACTTCCGTGGCTCATATTTAATATGCTTGCCCACCCTCCTGGTCCAGGATTGTTTGAACATGCTCCATCAGTAAATATTCTAAGTTTCATTTATTTTGCACCCCTTCTTTCATTCCTTTTTGAATACATAAACAAAGCAGCTTTTGCTAATACTTCATACATTGTTATTCCGCAAATTCTTACACCATAGTCAGTCAAGTCTTCTTCATTTACAATATACGCCGCCCATACGATACTCTTATCACTAGCCCACAAATCAGGCATAATACTTCTTACTCTCATCTTGTATTTCAAAGATAACTTCCATACAAGTTTTTCTACCTTTTCTAAAGGAATCTCTGCATCTTCTGAATAATTTGACAAAGGCTTTATTTTTCTTAAAGCTCTTTGAATACTTTCTTTGTTTTCTTTTACTCTACAATCTAAATTTATGATTTCTTTTATTGTCATGTTTTCACCTTTAAACAAAAGGAGGCTACCAAACTTTATTCAGTTGGTAGCCTCCTTTGTTATCTCATATTATTCTGGAAAATTCATGCAGCTGTTAAATTAGATGTCCCAATCTTCGTCCTCATCTTCATCGGCTGCTTTTTTGGTTTCTTTCTTAGCTGGTTTCTTATCGGCTGCTTTAGCAGGCTTCTTTGCCGGTTTCTCTTCTTCCTCTTCACCCCAGTCATCTGAATCTTCGGCAGCTTCCTCATCTGCTTTTTTTAACAGTCCGATGTAATACTTTGCCGGCTTCTTTAACTCAGCCTTGATGCCACGCTTCTTGCACTCCTTAAAGAGTTCCGGTGCAGTCATACTGGAATAATCAACTTCTCCTGCTTCATCATCGGCATCCTCTTCTGTTTTTTTCTTCTTTGCTGCAGGCTTCTCAGTTTTCTTAGCCGTTGGTTTTGTAGCCGCCTCTTCATCTGCACCTTCATCATCACCGGAATCCTCACCGATTGCTTTCTTAATCATGCCATTAACTTTGTTTGCTGAAACGTGCTCCGGAATATAACTTGCAAAATCATTGAACTGCTCACCTGCTACTGCTGCAAGCCCTGCAATCTTCACTGCCAGAACCGGGAATCTTCTTCCGATGTCTGTAATTGCTTCCATGTCTGTACCTTTAACGATAATATCGACTGCTTCAGATAATGTGTAATTTCTTGCCATAATTTTTCTCCTTTTCTTTGTTTCGATTTTATTGTTGGCATTTGGTGTTATAAGTGTTATCGCCTCACTTGAAAACTTATTTTGTTTCAAAACAGCACTTCTTATCATTCCAAAACATAACTTTTGAATGAACGAAGTTTTTGTCGTTTTCCGCTCTGTCAACGTATAAACTTATGTTATATCCGTTTGCTTTTACTTTACCAACTACATCATGCAAGTTATCGATCTTTGTTTTTACTACTGCTCCAGATTCTGTAACAAAAACCATATGCATCTTTGTTGTTGTTTTCAGTGTTGCAAACTCTCCGAAGTAGCTTAAACCTGAACCAATTCTATAGATAAGAACTTTCTGTCCAACTTTCACATCTACCATTTTTCCACAATACCAAGTTTTCATTACTTTGTCCTCTTCTAAGGTAAATTTGTTTATTGATTATGTGGTTATTATATCACACTTTTTTGAATTTGTAAATAGGTTTTTAAACTTTTTTAAAGTTTTTTTACCTACTCAGCGGCATCCCAGTCATTTGCTGTTTTCTCTTCTTCGATTGCAATAGCTCCGTTGATTGCATCTCTGAGTTCATACAGGCCATTCACATCTTCTACTGTAAAAGCACCTTTAAGGAAAATATTCATTTCTTTTCCTTCATCGTCTTTCAGTCTCATTTTCTGTGCCAACGTATAACCGCCTTTAGAACAGCTTGAAATTACAATCGTCCTGTTGTTTGACACTTTTGCATTTGTAAGTTCTTCATATGTTGTCTTTTTTGTTGTTGCCATTTTATTTTCTCCTTTATTCTTCTTCATTTTCTTCCTCAACCTCTGATTCCATCATAACTACGAACTCTTTCGTATCACTGTCATTCAAAGGGAGCATGTTTAAATTATCCATTTCGATGTAGTCATTAAGACCATTGAATTTAATAGTAGACTCTCCATCACCATCTACTATAATTTGCTTGATTCTGAAGATTCCTAACTTCTTTGGTCCTACACCGGGAATCTTAGCTTTGATAACTACATCATTATTCAAAAGCTGCATAAGCTTTATAGAATTTGCCAACTCAGAGTAAGCAGCTTTTAATGTAAAGTTTACACTTCCATTTGCTGATAAGCTATGCCCTCCGTATTTGACAACTTCTCTAACTTTTATTGTCATAATGCACTTTTCCTTTCTTTCTTGTATCTTGCTTCATATGAACGTCTGAACACTTCTCTTGCACTTGCATCTGATTTGATATAGTTCTTTGTTGCCACTGTATTTGTTTCCTCATATCCTTCATCTAACTCAACCGAAAAGTGACTTTTGTCAATCTTACCAGTTTCCAGATACTTAGAAGCATCTTCTAAATCTTGTGGTCTTACCAACAAAAATACCTCATTGCTTTGTAAAAATTGTACCGCAAATACTGGCATTTTATGTTCAACCGCTGCATTGTGCAAAAGCTTATGAATATCAAGCAAGTTTATCTTTATACTTGAAGCATCTGTACTTTTGAGCTGGCATATAACATCATCAGATATACCATCTTCTTTTACAATCCAACCTGAACCAGAGTTTGGTGTAGGCTCAAGTCCTAATTGCTTCATTACTTCAGCTTCATTACGTCGATAAAACTTACCTGACCGCTTCATCATTTTCTTTTACCTCAGGGCATTCTTTAAAGTAGTTCAAATCAATATATAAAACATTTTCCATAGGTATAACGAATACCCTTTCTTCTGTTGATTCTTTATATACCGATACTAAACCTTCTGAAGCTCTTACACTATGTTTTTTATAATCAAAACAAGCTTCAATACCTGTCTTAAGAACTATCTTAATATATCTTATTTTCCTCATTTTGCTTTATCTTTTCCTTTCTTCATTTTCAATATAAACATTGCCATGTTTAACAGATATTCTCTATCACTTTTTGTCAACCTGTGGAATAAATCGAAGCCCGTAGAACCATCGAAATCATACATACAATAATAATATTGTGTTTCTTTTAAAATCCCACCAGCTTCATTCTGCATATTCACAAGTTGCTTTGATATCTTATCATATTCTACATCTGAGATAACGCTTTCGTTCAACTCATAGTACATGATGGAGTACACAATCACTCTTCTTTGTAAGTAACTAACCTTAGTTGAATTGCTCCAGTAAGCACTAGGCATTTTCTCGAAGTTTATTTCTTTCATTTTTTATACTCCTGTTTCGAATAATCCTTAAATCAGCTTTTGATTTAAGTTTTTCGTGAAGCCTGCATGATGCGCTCAAAGTCTTAGAAAGAATCTTGTCATTACACTCATCACATATTGTAACTACGTTTCCACCAATACAAATATCATAGAGTTCTAAAGATTTCTCTCTATTATTTCCGCACTCACAACAAACGGCTTTATCATTTTTATTTATCCTCATCTTTACCAATTTTGTTGCCTCCTTTTGATTTTACTTTATAGTGAAAGGGGCTGCTTACGCAGCCTCCTTTACTTTTCTTAATGCTTCATGATACTTTGTACTTCCATTAGGATTGAAGGTATTCATTGTATCTTTATCTAACCCTTTCATTACAGCTATTTTGATAATGATTTCCATATCCATTCCTGATTTCTCAAGTTTTGAAACCATTGTCATACATCTGTAGGAAAATGTAGCTCTGATTCCTTTTGCTTTTGCTTCGTCTCTCAACTGATGAATGAAACTTACAAGCTCTGAATTATTGCTTGTGATATTCATTTCAATGTTAAGACTATAATCAAATTCGATGATTGCGAATCTATCAAGTGTTGCCTGGTCTAAAACCATTCTTCCTGTGTACATCTCGTCTGCACCTGAACCAACTGTATTGCCTGCTGCTATGAAGTGTACATGATTGAGATTTACCTTTCCATTTGGAAACTCAAAGTAACCATTTGCAATTGCTGCATTTAGAAGAACCAGAACTTCTGGGATTGAAGCATCCATCTCATCTAAGAAAAAGATACAATCATTATCATCCTTGCAAGCTTTGTAAAATTCTGTCTTATGGAATTTACCACCTGCATCAATGAAACCTGTAAGTTTGTATTCTTGCTGAACACTATTGCTGAAGTAGAAGTTCCAACCAAGTTCATTTGCAATCTGCTCAACTGTGAAGTTTTTACCTGAACCAGCAGGACCTGCAAGGTAAACCGGAATGTTGCATTCCAGACAAGTTTTAATCTGATCGTATTTTTCATGTTTAACTGTACTATCATCTTCATCTTTTACTTCTGGAAGTTTTGGTTTTTCAACTTTTACCTTAGAGACTTTCATCTCTTTCTTGATGTCATTTACAACACCTTTCGAAATATTACTTGAATCCTTTTTCTTAACACCTTTTGTTTCGTATACTCTTTCAACACTGAGTACTTCGAAGCTTTCATTGAAAGAAATCTTGCAACCATCAATGATTGTGTAATTATCATATGCTTTTCTAACATATGTGAAAACCTTTTCATTTTCGTTGAATTTGATTTCAACTACTACAAATCCTTCTTTTCTCTCAGCTGCCTTGATGTTTAATACTTTGAAATTTACTTTTGCCATTTTTATACCCTCCTAGGTGATTTGTTTGTTTGATTATGATATTATTATATACCAAAAAGCAAGATTTGTAAATATATTTTTGAAAAGTTTTTGAAAAAGTTTTAGGGAGGATTTCTCCTCCCAAGTTTTAAACGTTTGCCAAGTCATCAATCGTGTTTATTGTTGAAACATCTTTCTTTATGAAAGCTGGTAGTAAGTACTCTCCTGAATCTTTAAACAAATTATATGCTTCATCATCATGTACTGGACTACCATATCCGTTAACAAAACTCTTTGTAACTTTTGGATAAACCTCGATGAATCTGAACATCAATCTTCTCAACATACTTGGATGAACTAATGGAAAAGCAAGTTTACTAATATTGAGTTTTTCACCAGCAGATTTGATTCTTATTTTTGTAATTAGTTTCAAGCCTCTTTCAATTCCACCCATCATGACGTTGAGATTTACTCTGTAACCTTGTGCTTCAAGTTTTTTCACAATCATCATTGCTTTAACTGATTCTTCAACAATCCGTTCAGTTTTAATACTACAATTATAACTGATTGATTTAGTAAGCGTGATGACTTTCTGTTTTGCAGGAACCATTTTCCTGTTTACCATGTTCGTTGGTACACCACTCAAGTATAACGGAACGATTGGCTGAAAACCTGCAACTGAATTTATTGTTTTCGGTTTCATAGTTGGTTGAACTTGATTCTTAACTACATTTAATCTTTGTGTTAACTTACTAGACATATCAGTCCAACCATTCTTAAGAAGGTCTGTTGCTTCTTCAAAGCTTCTTGTTTGTGTAAAACTATAATTATCACTTACACTTTCGTGTTTAGCCCATCTGAACGATTCATTAAATGGTGTATCACAGATATACTTGTAAAACTCATTTAAACTGTCATACTCAACTACTTCATAATCTTTAATGTTTTCTACTTTCATTTTAAAACCTCCTCTAAGGAATATTTGTATTTGTTTGTGTTTTGATAATACTATTATAACATATGTATTATGATTTGTAAATAGTTTTTTAGTTTTGTTTTATATATATTTTTTCTTTTTCTTTTGCTACTTTTCTTTTTCTTTTTTCAATCAATAGTTTTCTTTTTGAATGACTTTGATATATTGTAGTCACCTAAGAATCTGCCTTTTGGAATAGGTTTATGAAATTCATCAAATTTCTTTTTCTCTCTGAGTTCTGCTGTATGTTTTTCTTTTGCTTTGTTGTATTTTTCACAGTTTGCATGACAACCTAAAGTTCTGTCTTTGCAGTTTTTACAGCAATTTATACCCAACATACCTACATTTACCTCTCTTCTTGAAGCAATTTTCTGTCACCTAAAAAGCCATATATAGCTATACCAGCACTGTCTGAAGCATCATTATTATACATATACTTTTGCCCATTTACCATAAAAGTACCTTTTGTTTTCCTTGTCTGGATTGGTATCAAGATACTTTTCTCAAAACCTTGTCTAATACACCATTCCACTGTTGGCCACTTCTCATCTGGAACACCAAAATTATTGCTTTTTGGCTTACTTGTACCTATTATCTGGGCTTTCCATGCCCTAGTATCTACACTATATACTGGCACATTATATTTCTTACAAACATCGACAATGGTAGCATTTAAAGCACCTATGGATTTTATATAATCAATATTTAAAAATCCACCAGAACGTAGCCTGATTCTTTCTATTATGCATTCTACTTCGTCTGAATACGTTTTCATGCTACTTAAACATGATTCTAACTTTAGTATTATTTTTTGTCTTCTATCACTATTACAATGACATTTTTCTAGATGTATGCTTGATACTTTTTTAAGCTTACCATCAGCAGCAATGCTAATTCCAGTATTCTTATAAGACTGGTCTAAGCCTATTACTATTTTATTGTATTTACTCATACTATTTTCCTGGCTTTCTATTTTTATCTTTTATCCATTTTTGCATACCTCTTCTGAAATCATCAGAAGGCCCATAATTGACTTTTATTTATTAGCCTATATTTTTTATCAAGGTTAGTATATCAAATCAAATACAGGGCCTTCTGGTGATTCACAACCATATATTATTTTATTTTTATCTTACCACCTTCAAGATTCCAACAACTTAATCTCATTGGACAATCTTTGCATCTTTTACAATCCGAAGACTTTGCATCATCTGGTCTTTGAACCATTTTGTGCTGCTTCATAAGTTTGTTGTAGTAGTATTTGATAGCTTCTGCTCTATCAATAAAAGGTGCAACAATACTTGGGTCATAATCATAAACCTCAATCTTGAAGTCTTGAGTATTTTTGTCTTCTGATAAAACAAATCCTTTATGAATACCAGTAAGATACATATACCATTGACACTGCTTCCAAGCTGAGGGATGCTTAACCATTCTCTGAAATTGAAACGTATTGACTGATTTTATTTCACCAATCATTTTTCCGTCATAAAACTCTGGGATTGAACAGATTATGTCTGGAGTAAAGCTAATCTTATAAGCATCGTTGAATTGCGTAACATCCAGATCTGAGGCTTTTGAATAACCAGCCCTTATAAATAACCTTTGCCACTTTTCATGTATCGCGTTCCCTTGCTCAAAGATTCTCATAAGCCCTACATTAATCTGCTCACCTTGAAGTTGTTTATAAATAAGGCTCAGAACCTGCTGTCTTACACAAAAATCTTTATCACCTACAATCAATGAAGAAGCATGAAGTCCAACTCTTTCTTGTGATTCCTGTCCTCTTGTCATAACTTGCTTTACGAACTTTGCTTCTTCACTGATATTCTTATCAAGATAAAACGTTGCATTTAAAATCTTTTCAAGCTTTGCTGCTTCAGACGATTGAATCTTCGTATTGTTACCTAAAGCACTTTTCTTGATGTCACTTACCAATCCCATCTTGATTCCTCTTTTAACCTTTCCATTTCTTTTGCAGAAATACCTACAATACCAACTGATTGATCTGAATCTGTATGCTTGAAGTATTCTCCATTCTGCGGGTACATATACCTGAACATGGCATAGTTAGCAATGTCAAGCAAATATTCTGTGTTCTTCGTTTCCTCAAATTTCTCCAGGCATTTTTTAAGTGTTGCAATAGCATCTACGTTTCCTGTAGCAAAGTTTTTTCTCACTGGACCATATTTATAAAAACTTACACATATTAAATCTTTTCTTCTTTTGTCAAACTCTTCTGAGTACTCCGTCTTGAGAATCTCATCTACTATATTTTCTGGCTTATTTATCATAAAAATATCTCTCCCCCTTTTGTTATAACTCTTTTTATGCCCGCATTCTTTATCATCCTTAAACATATAGGACATGGCGAACAATCTTTAACCTCAATGTATATATCCGACGTCCTCATCACTTTTTCTTCACAAGCTAAATACATTGTAGCTCCCAACATATCTTTTCTGCTGGCTGACAGCATAGCATTCTGTTCAGCATGAACCGACTGACAATCTGAATAATCACCTGAGTTGTGTGCTACATTTGCCCTTGGGCATTCTTTATAAATATCGCAACAATTTTTTTCCCCTCTTGCTGAACCATTGTAACCTGTTGCAATAATTTCATCATTTTTTACAATTACACAGCCATATCTTCTTTTCAGACATGTACTTCTTTTTGTCACCGCTTTGGCAATCCCAAGATAATATTCATCTTTGCTTATTCTATTCATCATCATCCTCCAGAAAATCTTTAGGAACACGCTTACCAAACTGTTCAGCTCTTTTCTTCATTATTTCTTTTCTAATAGCGTTTACATCTGCATAATTTACAAAACCCCTGTCAAAGAACAAAGGAATCTCGCATTCACCCATAGGATTGCTTACTTTTGATTTGACAACTTTACATTTCATAATCAATCCAATCTTTTCTGTAGCTGCTGAGTTCCTTGGGTCTTTATTTGGAATCTCAATCCACGCTCTTCTTGCAACCTGAATCCTAAGACTACAAGCATGCTTTAACTTCCTTCCGCCTGGAGTATCAGTCTTTTCACCAAACATCATAGCGTTCATTTTATCCCTTACTTGGTTGACAAAAATTAACGTCGTGCCTGTCACTTCTATAATCTCTTCTATTGTAGGCAGATATTTGTTCATAAGTCTTGCAGTTCCACCTATTCTCTGCTCCTCAATAGAATCTTTCTCAGCCGACTTAAGAACTTTTTCAGCATCCTCTTTTGGAACCATACTTGGAACACTATCAATGCCAATCAAAGGAATACCAGCTTTTGAAAACTTAATCGTTTTATTGAAAGCATCTTCTCCATACTTTGCTCTATATATCAGCAACTGCTTTGGCCTATTGCCAAACACCTTTGCTCTTTCTGCATCAAATGTACCTTCAATAGGAATGTCAAGAGCTATATTATGAAGTCCACAAAGATGATATAATAAAGTTGTTTTACCTGAACTTTCTGGACCAAATATTTCTACAATTCTTCCTTCAGGCATTCCTCCTCCAATGATTGCATCTAAATCCTCAATACCTGTGCTCCATCTTTTGATGTTCAAGTCAGCGTGTTTGCTGCCTATCGAATAAATAGCACCTTCTCCTTCTTTTTTGTTGATGTCATTACACAGAGCAATAATTGCTGCTTTGTTTGTTTTAGCCATTTACTTTCCTCCTTATAATAAAAAATAGGCAGCTATTTCTAACTGCCTACCTTCCATCCTTTTATTATTTTTCAAATGGTCTTAATGGAGCTGTGGTTCTTTCTATAATCGCTGCTAATTTTTCATGTGAAGAAACTTCTTTACTATCCAGGAACTCAATGAACTCTTCTTCAGAAGCTTCAACTGCTACTTTCTTTAAATACTTAAGAGTAGAATTGAACTTCTTATCTTCGATATCTTCAAAAGCTTTTGAAAAGCCTTCTTGAATCTTCTCAAGTTCCTTCACCATACCATTTTTTCTCTCAAGATACTCCTTTAACATTTTGCTTTCCTCCTTAAATTGCTTTTATTACTTTAACAACATGACCAGCAGATTCCATCTCAGCTTTTCTCTTGAGTGCAGCCTCCATTGTATCATATACATTCCAGCCTAACTTCCAACCTCTACCACATTTTACTTTTAATCTAAACATATTGTTTTCCTCCTCTAAGAAATTTGTTTTGGTTGATTACGATATTATTATACCACAAATATCTCATTTTGTAAATAGGTTTTTGCATTTTTTTATTTTATCTTATCGATCTAGCATATAAAGCTGAATTGTACTTCTTAACTCTATCTATATAAACTTTCTTTTTAAACTCCAAAGCACCTTGTTCTTTTAACGTATCTATAACCCTGGACGTAACTACTCTCGATTTGCATCTGTCATAAAAATCATCAAAGTTTACAAATACACCATTTTTCTTTCTTTCTTCAAGAATGAACTGAGCTGCTTTTTCTCCTACGTTTTTTATATCAGAAAGACCTTGTTGAATAGCATTCTCTCCTTGAACTTTTCTTAATTCAGTCTTTGGAAGAGAAAAATTGACATGAGGTAAAAATATTACAGATCCATCTCCTACTGCTTTTTCGCAAAACCTATTGTACTCGGCTTCATCTTTTGCATATTTAAGTTTTGCAAACCAATACTCGTTTGGATAGTATACTTTGTAGAACATTTCTTCCACACTAATTAATGAATAACCAACACCATGCCCTTTGTTGAAAGTGTAAGCTGTCATATTATCAAAAAGCTGCTCAGCTTCTTCTTTAGACATTCCGCATGTCTCTTTGGCACCAGCAATAAACTTATCTAATAAGCCTTGTCTTTGCTCATTATAAAGTTTTAATGCTTTTTCTGTCATCTGATGGCCTTTCATCATTTTCATAACTTTATCGGCATCACCCCAATCCATTTTTCCTATACCGATACATATTCTTTGCACCTGTTCCTGATAAATGATTGTACCATAAGATTCTGACGTATATTCCCAATAATATGAGTGCTTTGCATCTTCTGGATCCGCTTTATTTTCTGCATAAGCTTGCGGCATCTTAAGACTTAAAGGACCAGGTCTATTCATTGAAGAAGCAGCTACTATATCATCAAAGCAATCGCAATCAATATCTTTCAATATGTTTCTTGCTGTTGCTTTTTCAAACTGAAATACTCCATCACATTTTCCTTCTTTGAAATTTTCAAGAATCTTTTTATCTTCTACAATTTCATCATAAACTGCTACTACTCCTGTATTGAATCTTAAATCGCTTATAGATTCCATTGTCTTAAGTCCAAGAATATCAAACTTAATTACATTTATTGCTTCAACATCTGAAAGATCGTAGTTGGTAAACTCATCACCTTTTGAGTCTATTTTTAAAGCTACATAATCTAAAAGATTTCCTCCGGTTATTGCTACACCAGCTGCATGAGTTCCTATAAATCTTACTTTTTTGAACAGTTTGCAAAAATGATTAAGAATATTGTCATATTCTTTATTGTACATTTTTCCTTCATTTGAGTTTAGCAAAGACTCTTCATCCAGAGTTCCATCTTGAATACAGCTATTTACAAAAGATTTTATATTTGAAATCTCTTGTTTATTTATTTTTTTCTGCTCATCATCAATATCTCCAGATGTTTCAAGACCGCATACTTTTGCCAAGTCATTAATCAAATTGTCTACTTTATACAATCCATAAGAACATATTCTCGCAGCATGTCCTTCATATTTTTCACAAAGATATTCAATAACTTCATGTCTTCTAGAAGTTTGAAAGTCTAAATCAATATCTGGAAATTTCTTTTTGTCTTTTCTTAAGAACCTTCTGAAATCAAGCCCGAATCTTAAGCTATCTACTTCCGTTATTTTTAAAGCATATGCTACAAGGCTATTACAAACAGAACCTCTTCCTGGGCCTACAGCTATTCCTCGACCCTTAGCCCAGTTTACATAATCAGCCACTATAAGAAAATAGTCTTCGAATCCATGGAACTTTATTACTTCCAATTCTTCTTTGCATCTTTCGATATACTCTTTCTTGTTTTTTCCTCTTTCTTTAAGTCCTTTCCTTACCTTGTTTAGCAATACTTTATAAGAAGATTCATTTTCATTTCCTTCTACTTTCGGAAGCTTTAACTCTAACTTATCTAAGTAATTATTTTCACACTTTTCTTCTATCTCTTCCAGATTGCGAATCATTTGTATTCCGAATTTTTTACACTCAACCAGTGAATCGAAATCATCTTTGTGCATTCTTACAAATCTTTTATATATTTCCTCTTCTGTTGGCATATATCTTTCAGCATATGTTTCTTCAATATGCTCCATATTATGCCCCGCTATCTCATGCATTTTAAGATAACTTGGTAAGTCTTCTTTAAGCCCTCTATGTGAATCAGATGTAAGTATGCATTTAATACCAAGCTTATTTGCTAACTTCATAGCTTCGACATTTACTTTTTCCTGCATGCCTACATCTGATATTTTATAAGGCTGAATCTCTACATATAAGTCATCTTCAAAAATGCTCTTCATTTTCTTAAGAAACTTAATCGCCTTATCTTTCTCATCTTTTATGATACACTGTGCAAGATATCCTGCTACACAAGCTGTTGAACAAATAAGTCCTTCATGGTATTTTTCTAGCAATTTGAAATCCCAAATAGGATTGTAATATTTCTGCTTTTCACCCTCGTACTGAATCCTATTTAAGTTTCCATAACCTTCAAGATTTTTGGCTACCAAAATCAAATGATAACCTCTTGTTTGTGGCTTATGAACTGGTAAAAAATATCCTTCCACTCCTAAGATAGACTTTATACCTACCTCTTTGCAAGCTTGGTATGTCTGAATTAAGCTATTGGTGTTTCCGTGGTTAGTTGTACTTAAAGAAGTATGTCCTTTGCTTTTGGCAATTCTAGCCAATTCTAATGGTTTTCCAAAACCATCAAAAGTTGAAAACTCATCATGTCTATGTAAATCAACCATAATTATTCACCTATATTTTTGAGAGATTTTTCGTAGTCCCTTTTATAAAGATGCAGAGAACCTGCTATGTGTGTATATGTTCCAAGTTCTAAGCCTAACTCCATAGACAACAAAACTTGTAAACATGTGAACTGAAACACATCGTATGGAAAGCCCATCCATAAATCATTAGATCTCATATATGTTGTCATATACAACTTTCCTTCTCTAACGAAAAACTGCAAACATACTGTGCAATTCAAATCCTTCGTTGGATTCTCCAACGTATTTCTTGGTTCCTTGATGTGAATCACGGCTTGTCTTGTTTGACTGTCTTTCATAAGCAAATCTTTCACGTACTCATACTGATCGAACCCATACTTCTTTTTGATACACCAGCCATAATTGCTGTTTACTGTTTCTCCGTCATCAGACATTCTTTCCCAAGCTGAAGTATATTTACTTATCTCTTTTACATCATTATTTGCCGATAAGTACCAGAGCATTTCTCCTATAGCATATCTCATAGAAAGTTTTCTCGTCGTATTAGTCATTATATTTTTTGTGGGATTTTCTATTACCGTCACAGCATTCAATACTTCATTTACAACTTCGCCATCTCTGCTTTCTGATTCTTTAATTTCTTTTGTCATGATGTCGTACCATTTAAGCCATGCATCATCGGTACTTCTACTCTTAACAACTAAATTTTCCAGCATTTTTTCTCCTTTTATTTTAAAATATTTTCCAATTCTTTCTCTACACAATCTGCAATCGTATCAGCTTTCAGCTTTTCCATATCTTTCTTCATTGTTTCAAAGCCGATTTTTGAACCAGACAAAATCGTACTTCTGAGTTTGACATACATTTCTTCCACATTATGACAATAGCCATAATAGTCATCTGAGAATATCTCCGCATATCCAAACTTTTTAGGAAGTAAGCATTTTACTCCATAACATGCACAATCTGTAGTTGAAGAGCACCACATACCTTCTGAATCAAAAAATGTATTCAAATGAATACCTACTTCTTTTGACTTTAAGAAGTTAACATAAGTTTCAGTATCAGACAATTCTACTTTTTTAAAGTATGGCTTGTCTTTTTCTACATCAAAATCTTTCCCGGAAGGATTTGTAAAATATACTGTTGGCATATTTTCTAAGCCTAAGTCGTCCTCTAACATATCCATTACTCTTACTAAGTTGTTATACGCACTTTTGTAATATCCATCTGAAGAAAGCCTGTGGTTGTAGATTATGTTCATTCCAACATCAACCTTTAAGTCCATAATCTCTTCATTTGCTGTTGGATAGAACACTCTTACATTATTTGTATTATAACCTAACTTCTTCATTTTGTAAATAACGAAATTTGAATTTACAAAACATAAGTCGGCATTTTCTATACCTTCTCTCTGTCTGTATTCCAAAAACTTCATGTTGTCCGCTGCAAGCCAATGTATGTAAGTAACTACTTTTGATTCTTTGAATATATTCTTCAATGGAAGAACTTTACTTGGTTCATTTACGAAAATAATATCATACTTTTCGTTGTTGTTTTTGATTTCCATAAATCTACTTGAATCAAAATCAAACCTTTCATTGAACGCACCTGCAAATTCTCTTTTTGTATTTCTAAATACAACTCCATCAAAATTTTTCCAGAAATCATTGTCAAGATCTTCGTGCTTCATATTAAACTCGAAGCAAACGTCTACTTCGTTTCTCTTAAACATTTGTGTACTGAGGAGTTTTCTTAAGAAAGTAATATTACTATCTTTGTTAAGTAATACTTTCCCATCTGACGACATACAGCTTATCTGAGGAATCCACAAAATTCTCATTACAGATACCTCCTTTCGGACTTTTTAACATTTTCAAAGTCTGAATTAAATTTTACATATCTGTCACAATTCTTACAAAAACTATAAAGCTTGTTTTCGTCATCAATTCCATCAAGGTTTTCAACCCTGAATTTTCCTTCCCAGTCACAACCGTTATCGTTTGTTGCTCTGCAACACGGGTACTCTGTACCATTCTGATCTACGACTCTATGTACTGCTTTAACATAACATTTTCCAGCAAAAGGTTTT